CGACGACGGTGCTGACGTCGAGGTGGCGGAAATCTTCAACGGCATGATTCGGCACATCGAGTACATCTCGGACGCCGACGTGGCCTACGACACCGCCTGCGAGAACCAAGTGTCTTACGGCGAGGGCTACGCCCGTATTCTGACCGAGTACTGCGACGACAACACGTTCGACCAAGACATCAAGATCGGACGCATCCGCAACTCGTTTAGCGTCTACATGGACCCGCTGATCCAAGACCCGTGCGGCTCCGATGCCCGCTGGTGCTTCATCACCGAGGACATCCCCAAGGACGAGTACGAGCGCCAGTACCCGGACGCTGCGCCCATCACCACGTTGCAAACGCTAGGCGTGGGCGACCAAGGCTTTAGCCAGTGGATGAACGAAAACACGGTGCGGATCGCCGAGTATTTCTACATCGAGAACACCAAAGAGACGCTCAACCTGTACCCCGGCAACATCACGGCGTTCCAAGGCACGCCCGAGGACAAGATGCTGCGGATGCAGTTTGGCAAGCCCCTGCGCTCGCGCCCGTCTGACCGCAAGAAGGTCAAGTGGCTCAAAATCAACGGCTACGAGGTGCTGGAGCGGTCTGACTGGGCCGGCTCGCACATCCCGGTGGTGCGCTGCGTGGGCAACGAATTTGAGGTTGAAGGTCGGCTGTACGTCAGCGGCCTCGTGCGTAACGCCAAAGACGCGCAGCGCATGTACAACTACTGGACGAGCCAAGAAGCCGAGATGCTGGCCTTGGCCCCCAAGGCGCCGTTCATCGGCTACGGCGGTCAGTTTGAGGGCTACGAGATGCAGTGGAAGACTGCAAACACCCAGAACTGGCCCTACCTTGAGGTCAACCCGGACGTTACCGACGGCGCAGGCGCCGTGCTGCCGCTGCCCCAGCGCGCAGCCCCGCCGCTGCCGCAAACTGGTCTGATCCAGGCCAAGATGGGTGCGTCTGACGACATTAAGAACACGACCGGCCAGTACAACGCATCGCTGGGCCAGACGTCCAACGAGCGCAGCGGCAAGGCCATCCTAGCCCGTCAGCGCGAGTCGGACACCGGCACGTATCACTACGTGGACAACTACGCTCGGTTCATCCGCTACATTGGCCGTCAGTTGATCGACTTGATCCCGAAAATCTACGACACGCAGCGCATCGCCCGCATCGTCGGCGAGGACGGCCAGTCTAAGATGGTCAAGATCAACCCGATGCAGCCCGAGCCGGTCAAGAAGATCGTCAACGAGCAAGGCATCGTGGTCGAGAAAATCTACAACCCTGGCGTTGGCAAGTACGACGTCATGGTCATCACTGGCCCCGGCTTTGCCACCAAACGCCAAGAGTCGCTTGAAGCAATGGCCCAGCTACTGCAAGGCAACCCAGACCTCTGGCGTGTGGCTGGCGACCTGTTCGTCAAGAACATGGACTGGCCGGGCGCTCAGGAAATGTCGCAACGCTTTGCCAAGGTGATCGATCCGGCCATCCTTGGCGACGACGAGGACAACCCGGCGCTGGCAGCGGCCAAGCAGCAAATGGAGGCCATGAACCAAGAGATGCAGCAGATGGCCGGCATGTTGCAAAACGTGCAGAAGTCGATGGAAGCGCGTGATCTGTCGATCAAGGAGTTCGAGGCCGAGATCAAGGCGTACCAAGCTGAGACGCAGCGCATCAGCGCCGTGCAGGCCGGCATGACCGAGCAGCAGATTCAAGACATCGCTATGGGCGTCGTGGCCGCCGCGATGGAGAGTAATAATCTGAACGCGCAGATGCCTGAGATGCAGCCCGAGATGCCGCCGCCAGAGATGCAACCAGGAGCTATGCAATGAGCACCGCCGCCAACTTCATGGGCGTCTTGTTCTTGGCCCGCGACGTGGCCCATTCGGTGCATCTGAACACGCGCAGCTTTTCCAAGCACATGGCGCTCAACACGTTCTACGACACCATCATCGACCACGCCGATGCGTTTGCCGAGGCGTACCAAGGCCGTCACGGCCTCATCGGGCCGATCAGCCTGCACTCGGCCAAGAAGACGACCAACATCATCGAGTTCCTTGAAGCATCGCTGGCCGAGGTCGAGGAGATGCGCTACAAAGTGGCGAAAAAAGAAGACACTTCGCTTCAGCAGTTGATTGATAATATTGTCGAACTGTACTTGACCACGCTGTACAAACTCAAGTTTCTGGCATGACCTTAACAGTCAACCACTCAACGCTCGCCGACGGCACGTTTAGCGCCACCGGCGCTGCTGCGTGGGACGCATCGCACACGTTGACGGGTGCGATAGACATCGCCAACGGCGGTACGGGCGAAACAACACAGACCGCCGCATTTGACGCGCTGTCACCAACGACTACCAAGGGTGATTTGATCGCCAACAACGGAACCGACAATGTGCGCGTCCCCGTTGGTACGAATGGACAGGCATTGACGGCTGATTCAACCGCCGCTTCTGGTGTGGCGTGGGCCGCAGTAGCCTCTAGCGCAGACATTCAAGAGTTCACCTCTACTGGCACATCTACATGGACTAAGCCAGCGGGAGCAAAACTGGTTTATGTGTTGATGCAAGGTGCTGGTGGTGGTGCTGGCTCGGGCCACAAACAGCTTGCAACTCCAGTAAACCCAAACCAAGGCGGCATGGGTGGTGGTGCTGGCGGCTGGTCTGAACTTTGGATTCCGGCTGTATCTCTTAGTTCTACGGAAACAGTAACCATAGGTGCTGGCGGCACTGGCGGTGCTTCACGAACAACATCGGGCAGCGGAAATAACGGCACTATTGGAGGCGATAGCAGTTTTGGCTCTTGGGGCGTTGCCCGTGGTGGGTCAGCAGGGTCTGGTGGTCAGGCAGCATCACAAGGCTCTGGATCAGTAGGATCTACCTCTGCAAATGCCCCTGCTATTTTTTCTAGCCAAACAACTACAACAACTAACTCATCTTTTTATTCAGCACACGGCGGCAGTAGAACCGCTGGATCTTCTGGTTCTCAGGGAGGTCGAGGAGGTAAAAGCGCCGGTGGCGGTGGTGCTGGTGGAGGCATAACCATAACTCCAGCAGCCACCACCGGTGGAGTAGGAGGGAAGGGCGGTTCTGGCGTTATTGAAAGCAGCACAGGAAACACTGGTGGCGGCGGCAGTGCTGGCGCTGGCGGCGGTTCTGGTGGCAATGGTGCAGACTCTGGTAATTACTATCTTGGTGGCGATGGTGGCGGTGGAGGGGCTTCATCAACATCAGCAAACGGCGGCGCTGGAGGCAATGGCGGTTATCCCGGTGGTGGGGGCGCTGGTGGCGGCGCTTGCTTGTCTGGTTTTAACTCCGGTGCTGGTGGCAATGGTGGCAACGGCTATGTCCGTGTGGTGACGTTCTTCTGACTATGCCAAAGCAATTCCTACTCAATCCAGACGGCAGCATTCCTGCCAATGTAAACGTCGAACTGCTCAAAGCCAATGGCATTCCGCTGGTGATGCCAACACCTATGCCACGCGAGTCGGGCATGATGGCCGTCGAGCAAGAGCCGCAGCAGGATGCTGACGGTGTGTGGCGACAGGTGTGGGTGATGGAGTTTGTGGTTGAAAATACGCCAGAAACCGGCGAAAATTGACCTATGGGCGGCCCTTTTTTTGGCGGAGATTTTTTTGCTGGCGGTTTCTTTGCTGGCGTTGTGCAAGCAACTGAGCAACTTTTGATCAAGTTGCGGTCATTCACTGAACGTAGGAGATTTTAATGGCGATCAACCTCAAAGCAATCACGTCAGTGATGGGCTACCAGCAGATTACAAGTTTGAGTTCTGCTACCCGACTGACGGTCCCTAAGCGCGATTTAAGCGGCTTGGTGGGCACACCACGCATTGCAATCATCACGCCCGAAGGCCAAGCCGTTCGTTGGCGCGACGACAATGTTGCCCCGACTGCAAGTGTTGGGATGCCCTTGGCTGCGGGTGTGACTTTGCAGTACGATGGCGATTTGTCTCAGATTCAATTTATCGAGCAAGTCAGCGGCGCAAAACTCAACGTCACTTACTACTCCTAAGAGGTCAAAATGCAAGTCTCCAACGACACCCCTGCGTTGAACTACGTTGAGTATTTCACCAAGCAGCTACCGATTGATTTGGCAAACATGGCTATGCTGCGTGACGAGCTGGCCGCTCGTCAAGGCGCCTTGTCCGCTGTTCAAGACGCTGCGGCTGATCGTGAAAAAGCCAAGCAAGAGCTAAGTGCGGCCCGCGCCACTGCCGCTCAAGTGCAGGCTGAAGCGGCTCAGATGCAATCCGACGCTGCTGCCGCATTGGCAGAAGCTCAAGCCCAACAGAGCGCAGCGGCTAATTTTGCTAAGACCACAAACGCTACGCTGGCTGCGCGTGAGGCTGACGTAGGCAAGCGTGAAGCCGCTGCTGACGCCAAGGCCGCCGCACTGGCAAGTAAAGAAGCAGACTTGAACGCCCGCGCTGCTGTTTTGGCTGAACAAGAAGCCGCTTTGCAAGCTCGTGTCAAAGCATTCCAAGATAAAGTTGCGTCTATTAGCGCATAATGTAAAAAACTGTACTGGCCCAGTAGACCAGGGTTCCTACGGAACATGAAATGACTGAAGAAGTCCAACAAGCCTTAGCGGAAGTTGAATCCGCGCCAGCACCCGAGGCGACGGCCGCCCCGGAAAGTGCACAAAACGCGCCGGAAGTAGCTGAGAGTCAACCCGAGCAGACGCCCGAGGAGAAGAAATTTTCCCAGGCCGAGATTGATGCGATGATCAGCAAGCGCCTTGCCCGAGAGCAGCGCAAATGGGAACGTGAGCAGCAGGCAAAACTTGCACAACCGCAAGCGCCGAAAGAAGTCCCGCCTATCGAGCATTTCGAGTCCCCTGATGCCTACGCGGAAGCGTTGGCGGTCAAAAAGGCTGAAGAACTGCTCGCGCAGCGTGAGTTCCAGAAGCAGCAGGCTGAGATTAACGACGCCTATCACGAGCGTGAGGAAGAAGCCAGGGCCAAGTACGACGACTTTGAACAAGTCGCCTACAACCCGCAGCTTCGAGTCACCGACGTGATGGCCGAGACAATCAAGGCGTCCGACATGGGGCCGGACCTAGCCTACTGGCTGGGAACCAACCCGAAGGAAGCTGATCGCATTTCCCGTCTGTCACCTCTTTTGCAGGCTCGTGAGATTGGAAAGATTGAGGCCAAACTTGGCACCAATCCGATCGTGAAACCAACAACGTCTGCGCCCGCACCGATTTCGCCTGTTACCGCACGAACCAGCGGAAGCTCATCCTACGATACGACTGACCCTCGCTCTGTGAAGGCCATGAGTACGTCGGACTGGATTGAAGCTGAACGTGCCCGGCAGATGAAGAAGCTGCAAGCGCAAATGAACCGCTAAAACTTTGAAAGGACTCGCATCATGGCGAATAGCATTCTTACCATTGACATGATCACGCGGAAGGCTCTGGAGATTCTGGAGAACAACCTCGTGCTCACCCGTAACGTGAACCGTCAGTACGACGACAGCTTCGCTGTTGAAGGTGCCAAGATCGGTTCGACTCTGCGTATCCGTCTGCCTGACCGCGCTCTGGTCACCGACGGCGCGGCCCTGCAAGTTCAGGACGACAACGAGCAGTTCACCACCCTGACTGTTTCTTCGCAGAAGCACATCGGCGTGAACTTCACCTCTGCCGAACTGACCATGCAGTTGGACGACTTCGCAGAGCGTGTCTTGAAGCCTCGTATTAGCCAGTTGGCCTCGTCCATCGACGCCGACGTGGCAAACAGCTACAAGTACATCGGCAATACCGTCGGCACGCCTGGCACCACGCCCGCTACCTCGCTGGTTCTGCTGCAAGCCCAGCAGAAGCTCAACGAAAACGCTGCTGTGATGAGCCCGCGCTACGCAACCGTTAACCCGGCTGCCAATGCTGGCCTGGTTGAGGGCATGAAAGGTCTGTTCAACCCGACCGACACCATCAGCAAGCAGTTCAAGAACGGCATGATGGGTATGGGCGTGCTGGGCTTCGACGAAGTCAACATGTCTCAGTCGATCAAGCAGTTCACCACCGGCTCGCGTACCGCTACCGGCGGCACCCTGTCGGCTGCTGTGACCGCTGAAGGCGCCACCACCATCGCCATCACCGGCGCCGGTGCAAGCGCTACCGTCAAGATCGGCGACGTGTTTACTGTTGCTGACTGCTTCGCTGTGAACCCGCAGACCCGTGAATCCACTGGTTCGCTGTTCCAGTTCGTCGCAGCCGCTGACGTGACCCTGAACGGCTCTGGCGCCGGCAACATCACCGTGGCCCCGATGTACTCGGCCAGCCATGCTCTGGCTACTGTGGACGTTCTGCCGCAGAACAGCAAGGCTGTGGTGTTTGTGGGCGCGGCTTCCAGCCAGTACGCTCAGAACTTGGTCTACCACAAGGACGCGATCACCTTCGCTACCGCCGACCTGCTCCTGCCGCAAGGTGTGGACATGGCCGCCCGCGCCGTTCACAATGGCATCAGCCTGCGCGTTGTTCGTCAGTACGACATCAACAACGACCGTATGCCCTGCCGTATTGACGTGCTGTACGGCTACAGCGTGATTCGTCCTCAGATGGGCGTTCGCCTCTGGGGCTGATCGAATGGGGCTTCGGCCCCGTTCTCGTAACTTTTTTGAAAGGACTTTATCATGGCTCTTCCTAATGGCGCTGGTGGCTACCAGATTGGCGACGGCAACGTCGGCGAAGCTCAACTGTTTGTTCAGGGTGCACCGACTGCACTGACCGCCGCAGCTACCGCTACGGCTGCTCAACTGGCAAACGGCCTGTTCACCTTCAACGGCACCGCCGGCAACCTGACTCTGCCCACCGTGGCAGACTTGGAGGCTGACGTTTCTAGCGCGTCTAAAGTGAACGCTGCGTTTGACTTCTTCGTCATCAATATCGACGCTGGCACTGACGACGTGACTGTGGCTACGGCCACGGGCTGGACGTTGGTCGGCAACATGGTTGTGACCGAAACTACCTCGGGCCACTTCCGTGCCCGCAAGACCGGCGACGGTTCTTGGACCTGCTACCGCATCTCGTGATAGCCAGGGGGCTTCGGCCCCCTGTTTTTAAAGGACATATCATGCCAAATACCAAGCCTGTAGGTGTCGCGTTTAGCGACCCCGAATTGACCTCTGGCACTACTGTAAGTGGTGCGGTAATTGATAACAGCACAATCGGTGCAACAACGCCAGCAACCATAGCCGGCACTACTGTTTACGCTACAGTCGAAATCGGTTACACCGCAGAAGCAAGCGGTACGGTAACTCAAGCAACGAGCAAATCGACGGGCGTGACCTTGAACAAGTCTGCCGGTCAAATCACTATGAACGACGCCGCTCTGGCTAACGCCACGAACGTCTCGTTTACGCTAACCAACAGCGTTATTGGCGTCAAAGACGTTGTGGTGTTGAGCGTGTCTTCCGGTGCTACTGCTGGCGCCTACAACTGCTGGATTTCTGGCAAGGCTACTGGAAGCTGCACAATTACCCTACGCAACCTTTCGGGCGGTTCGCTGTCCGAGGCCGTGGTGATCAACTTTGTGGTGATTCACGTACTGTAAAACTAAACGGGGCCGACAATCTCGGCTCCGTTTCTACACATGGCAGCAATCTACCTAACCCATCCTGTCCACGGCGCCAAAGTCGCTACGATGGACATCGAGGCTGAACTTGACCTTCAGAACGGTTGGTCAAGGTACAATCTTGAGCCAGAAGTTGAAGAAGTCAGCCCCGAGCCTGTGGCGCGGCGCAGCCGGCGCAATAAGGACGTTTTAATCCAAGAGGAATAGCATGGCGACCTACACCGCAGGCGAACAGATTAACCGGGCGTTGCGGCTGCTAGGTGTGCTGGCCGAGAGCGAAACGCCGTCGGCCGTTGTGTCTCAAGACGCCTTGATGGCGCTCAACCAGATGATCGACTCGTGGAACACCGAGCGGTTGTCTGTCTTTGCCACCATCGACCAAATCGTCAACTGGCCGGTTGACTCGATCAACGAAACCCTTGGCCCTAGCGGCTCCTTGGTGCGCCTCAATGGCACCGCCGTGCGTCCGGTCTTGGTGGACGACGCCACCTACTTCAAAGACCCCGGCACGGGCGTGTCCTACGGCATCAAGCTGATCAATCAGCAGCAGTACGACGGCATCGCGGTCAAGACCGTGACCTCGACCTTCCCGCAGGTGATGTTCGTCAACAACACCTACCCGAACTTCGACATCTACATTTACCCGCGCCCGACACGGCTGCTGGAGTGGCACTTCATCAGCGTGCAAGAGCTAACGCAGCCGGCTGAGTTGGTCACTGAGATTCTTTTCCCGCCAGGCTACCTGCGGGCCTTCACGTACAACTTGGC